AGAGAAATTATGGGTCACCGAGCCATGGCTCGCGCGCGGTCAGAATATAACATTGACAAAGTAATCTCAGACTGGGACACGTCATTAGCTAAACTAATAGACGAGTGGCCGAGCAAAAAGCCAGATCAGTGGAAGATGATAACACTATGAAAAAGAAAGTCCTATTACGAGGCCCTGTTCTCACACAATCAGGCTATGGCGTTCATGCGCGCCAAGTAGCATCATGGCTATTAAACAGAGATGATCTTGATGTAGAATTTCAAGCACTTCCGTGGGGAGACACACCCTGGTTAATTGATGAAAAATCACATGACGGTTTTATTGGACGAATTCTAGAAAAAACTTCTGATCCATCTGGCAAGGTCTACGATGTAACTGTACAGCTACAGCTGCCTAATGAATGGGATGAAAAATTGGGCAAGGTGAATATAGGCATTACAGCAGCAGTAGAAACAGATAGATGCAATCCTGATTGGATTCATTCTTGTAATAAGATGACGTCTATTGTTGTTCCGTCAGATCATGCCCGCAGGTGTCTTGCTGCATCTGGCGACTTACGCGTGCCAATAAGAGTAATACCAGAAGCATACAACGATCAGATCATAAAACACGACAGACCTGATAACAAAATCGACAGTCTCGATTTTTCTACTCCATTCAATTTTCTTGTATTCGGCCAGATTACTGGAAATAACCCTGAAAATGACAGAAAGAACATGTTCTACACTGTTAAATGGTTTTGTGAGGCATTTAAGTCAGATCCGTCTGTTGGTCTCATTATAAAGACAAATGGTGGTCGAAATTCTACATTTGATCGAAGAAATATCACTAGCCTAATGTCAAATGTCGTCGGTGAATCTAGAAAGAATTCATTGATACCTCGTATACACATCGTTCATGGAAATCTTTCTGATGAAGAAGTTGGTTCTTTGTATCGACACAAAAGTGTAAAAGCATTGTTATCACTTACACGCGGAGAAGGTTTTGGCTTGCCGCTGCTTGAAGCAGCTGTATGTGAGCTACCAGTAATTGCTACTGGCTGGTCGGGACATGTAGAATATCTTTCGCAAGGAAAATACATTGATATCAGCTATAAGCTTGATGAAATACATCAGTCTAGAATCGATGATAAAATCTTCATGAAGGGCAGCAAATGGGCTGCTGTTGATGAATCTGATGTAAAGAAAAAGTTACTAAAATTCAGAGCTAGTCCTGATATACCAAAACAGTGGGCAGTTTCACTTTCAGAAAAACTTAGATCTTCTCATTCACTTTCATCGATTACTGCAAGATATCAAGAAGCATTCAAGGACAGCATATGAGTTTCTTGTTTCTTATTCTTTCTATTCTTAGCATTGGGCTTTACAAAAGTATAAGAAAAAATCTTGAAATGCTTTCAAGGATAGATGAAATTGATTCTGGCATTGATGTTTGTTTAGTAACGCTTGATAAAATTCATCGAAGAATCGATAATAAAACAAAATTGGAGATTTTTTCAGATGAACCTGTCATTCGTGAACTCGTTAGTGACATAAATGAAGCTAGAGACTCTGTATTAAAGATTGCAAAAATCATCAATGGCGATGACGATGTGTATGAGGAATCAGCATGACAAAAAAAATCAAGTCGCCACTTCCATTGCAATCACATCAAATTGAGAAAACGAAAAAGAAAACTCGAAAGCCGCGAACACCAAAGGCTGCAGTAGAAACTCAGACAATTGTTGATGGAGTAGTAGTCGTTACAAAGCCTGCTCCAAATCCAAAACTTTATTTCAATTCAGGCACACAGGATGCAATAGTAGAGTTCCAGTCTGAGGAATTAAAGAAAGTAAGAGATGCACTTTACGTTAGTTCAATCATGCCGGCATTTGAAAAGCTAGTAGAAAATCTAATCAACATACACAAGTTCGCAGGCATGCATGACACGTATGAAGAGCTAAAGAATGATTGTGTCAATTTTCTATTTGAAACAATTCATAAATTTGATGCTGCAAGAGGAACAAATGCTTTTTCATACTTCAACGTTGTTGCAAAAAATTGGTTGATAATAAAGACAAAACAAAGATTACAGAGAGCAAGAAGAAGTGTTTCGCTTGACGATCCTACTTCATTATCTGCACACGAGATGCTGGCAGTTGAAGAACACAACATCATCCCGCCACAAGATGCCATATTGGACAATGCTGACACTTCAATTGCAACGATCAGTATGTTATATGAGATCAGATCAAAAGCAAAGTCTGAGAATGAGCTAACTTGCATTAATGCAATCATCACTATATTTGAAAACATAGATGAAATTGATTTACTCAACAAGGGTGCAGTGTTGTTATACATGCGAGAGTTATCAGGTTTAACACCAAAACAATTGACAACTGCGATGCAGTCAATCAAGCGTCACTACAAAAAAACGAAATTCATATTTTGTGATGACTGATATATCATTCCATGTCTAATAATAAGATTTCAAACAATACATTGCAGATAGAAGCAAAGATCAAGGCTTTTTCTGATCTGCTTTCTCAAATCGATAGTGTACCCGACAAAAAACAAAAGCTATGGAAAGAAATCTATGAAAATGCCGTGACAGATCGACAGAATTCTTATGAGCTTTTTATGCAGCTTACTGAAATAGTCAAAGACAAAAGTACAGAACATGCAGTTCATGGCAAATCTTTGTCATCATATATTGAACGAATGAGTAAAGCAAATGATCAGATAATCAGACTCGCGGAGCTTATATCAAAGGCAGAATCACCTACAGCATCAATTGACCCAGAAGACATGTTTAACAAGATCAGAAATCAGAAATAATACATGCCTAACAACACTAGCGACAATATGCGTGATTTTGCTGAAGGCAGAAGCAATTCTTCAATAACGCAAAGTAAACATCGAGAACCAGAAAAATCTCAATTCTTAAGAATGATTGTTCTTGAAGTCATTTCAGATCCAAATTATGATCTAACTGACGAAAAAAAGAAAGCAAGATGGCAAGGTCTTGGCGTCTCAAATATGACGTATGCAGACATATTGCCAAGAAATTCAATCATTGCAAGAAAAATGAGTTCAGACGAACCGCCAATGTTTGTCTTTCCTTTCTTTGCATCACATCTTTCGTTGCCATGCAAACCAGGAGAATGTCTTTGGGTGATGATAGAAAATCCCGCCGGACACTCAGACGCTGCATTTTGGATGACACGCATAATTGAACCACATCTTTCAGATGATGTTAATCATTCACATCCAGGCAGATCTTTTGAAGTCACAATGAATCCTGACACTGTAAAGATTGCAGAAAATGAAAAATCTGGAAAAGCAGAGTCAGGAGAAGATGTATGGCATGAACTTCGTAATGGACCTGTTGTTAATGTAAATGATGACAGAACAACTGCCTATGAAGGATCATTGCTTAGAGGTGAACCAGAAGATATCTTCGAACGTCTTATTACAGAATCAGATGCTTCAAAATTGATGTCATTTGAACCAGTCGCAAGATTTCGAAAGCGACCAGGCGATATCGCATTCGAGGGTTCAAATAATTCTCTCATTGTTTTAGGAACTGATCGTGAAAGTTCAATTGCTGCTTATAATGATCCTGTCACAGAATTAGAAAAATCACTTTGGACTAAAACTACATCATATCCTGAATCTGATTTTCTTAATGATGCCGGCACAATTGATATTGTAGTAGGAAGAGGACAAACAGAAGCTACATTTGGAAAGTCTGCATCTACGACTAGTATACGCGATGCCAAAGGCAAGACAAAAGGGACTAGCATAAAGAAGGAACTAAATAAATCGCCTGCGATTATTTCTGCATCAGAAGGCGATCCTGACTATGTAAATGACAGAAGTCGCATACTTGTTTCACAACGGACTAGAGTTGATAGAAACTTTGATCTTACTTCTTACAATACAACAATAGATGAGAAGATGTCAGATTCTATTACTGGTGATGCTGCAATTGTAATCAAGACGGACAAGGTACGTCTCATTGCAAGAAATGATGTTCAATTTCTTGTTACAAATTTTACTGCAGGAAAAACACCAGATGGTGCACCCATTGCAATTGATGAATCAGATGCATCAAAGTGGGCATCAATTACAATCATGAATGGAGATATTATTTTCAAGCCTAGCCAAGAAGGGTATATCAAGCTAGGCAGTGAAAATGCAGATAAGGCACTACTTTGTACAGATAAACCAGCAAAACCTGTTTTAGGCACAGTACATGCTAGTCCAATTACCGATACATCTGTTGGATTTATTGGAACGTCTGCACCAGGACAAGGTACATGGGCAAAAAAGATTCTTGTAGATTAGCAAAGACTGAATATAAAAATGGCAGATCCTCCTCATGCACAAGTTGCAGCAAATGTTCTAGAAGACAAAAATGGAAATCTTGTTATCACAGATGTAGCTCGTGCAGTATTTGTAAAACGAACAAAAGATGCATTGATCAATGGAGAACTAGGCTTACCATTTCCTTGTGGAGAAAAACTTCAGACATTAGATGCAGCAAAAGATCTAGATCTTGATGATCGTGACAAATTTCCTGATTTTCATAATTTCTGGATAGATGGCTTATATACCGGCATTGCAAAAGCTATCAATACTGTACCATCTCAATTTATGATACCCATATTTGATCCGCTAGCGTTGGCAATCGCGCTTAAATTACCAGCACCAAAATTAAGCTTTCCTTCTGTGACAATGAGCTTAGCAGCACCAATTCCACTTGCATTGAAATTAATTGGAATCAAGCCGCTAGATTTACCGCTAAAAATCCCAGAAATGCTTAAGCTTATCAATATTGAACCGCCAAAAATTCCTGCGCTAGATATCAAATTCCCAGACATAAATTTGGTATATCCGTGGGGTGCATTTCAAATACAAGCAATGCTTAATTTGGCAATTCCGCTTGGATTTGCCAAATTACTTTTGAATCTAGCTACACCTTCATTTTGGGCACCACTTTCTTTTCCAGCTTTGTTTGAACTTGGTTGTAAAACATTTACAGACTCAATATCAGCACCATTTTCAACAGCAACTGATGCAGATGGAGAAACTGTTACACCACCGCTCACAGGGCTAGCAGCAGCAAGAGCACTGGCGTCTGTAACATCAGATTGTGCAATTTTTGCAGCAACTGGGTGTGTCGTAGGTGCAGGATTCATAGTTCAAAAAGAAGCAGAAATGCAAGGTTACGTGCCTCGAGCAGCAAAAGAAGATACAACACTTATAGCAGAAGGTGCAATGAACGGTCTATCAGCTTTTGAACCTGATGAGACTACTGATGGAGCACGTTGGGTATTTAGAGATAGCACAAGAAATACTTTTTTTGGTGATCCTTTTGTTGTTGACTACCTTTATGAACTAAGCGCACATATGAAAACAAAATCAACAACTTTTGAAGTTCCTGATTATATTGTTGAAGTTGGAAATATTACTGGCAAAGATGATGATCACGGATGGAGATGGTCGAAGTGGTCAACAAAAAGATCGAATGGAAAGATTATTTCATCTCATTTTGGAAGTGCATTCGATTTTGCATATCCGTTAAGATCAGGTAATTCAAGAATTTCGGGAATGAATCCTAAAGCAAAGGCCATTACAGGCGAAGCAGAAGGTGCACCAGGAACATCTCCATACCTACCAAGTCCTTTATCTCCTCTCAAGGCTGAAAAATATGACTTTGAAGTAATGCATGAGATTTTTACATGGTCAATAAGTCATGTTAGAGAACTGATATCTTCAAACAAGATAACACCAAAAAATATTTATGCAAAACATAATCTTGTTGTTGGTGACGTATTTATTGCTGTCACGCTTGGTGAACAAGTATTTTCTTTTTATAAAGACTGGCTAAAGACAAATGGAAAAAGTCTTCCTTCTGGTCCAATTTGGGATCCAAATAAAGTGCATGAAGATCATTTGCATTTTAGATTTGCTCGAACGCGCTCTGATTCAGGCAATCCAGAAAGTCCCAATCAAGATATACGTTATTTAATTCCTTGGCGTATCGAAGGAAAATATCCAAATGATAGAGGAATAGAAGAAGCAAAATCGCCACCTAACCCAGAAGATGGATCAACAATTACTGTTGTTGTCTAAGATTATGTTTCTGATATATATGATCAGACATGTCGTCATATAGCTTCAAAAGTTCAGGTCAGACACAAGATCAAATTTCAGACGAAGATGCTGCAGTCATTGCATCAAAAACTCCGTATGGAATAAAGACGCCTCTACAACTTGGAGATGGCGACAGGTTATATGCCATGAACTTTGAACTTGAAGATCAATTTGCAGATAATTTAAGAAATCTATTACTGACTAATTGGGGAGAACGTCTCGGCTTGTATAAATTTGGTGCAAATCTGAGACCACTTACAACAGAATTTGTCAGTCTAGATAACTTTGATTCTCAGGCAATTGGAAGAATTCGTTCTGCAGTAGAACAATGGATGCCATTTATAGATCTTGAAACATTTACATCAGCAGTAGATCGAACAAATAACAAAAATACAGGTATTCTCACGATCAATATAACATACAATATACCTGCACTTGACGTCACGGGCAAAGGTCTTCAAATTGTTTTGTACGTAATCTGATTGTGTATCTATTTATCATCAGGTAATAACAGAAATGGCAATCTCAGACAACAGCGTGGCACTAAAAACTGTTCGGCAACGAAATTATCTTGCCAGAGACTTCGATGGTTTCAGAACAGTTCTTCTAGATTATGCCAGACAGTATTATCCTGAACAGATTCAAGACTTTTCAGAATCATCACTGGGCGGCCTCTTACTTGATATGGCAGCATATGTTGGCGACAACATGTCATATTACATGGATCATCTGTATGGAGAGCTAAATTCAGAGACAGTAGTTGAGACAGCAAATATAGAACGTATCCTTAGATCAGCAGGCGTACCAATACATGGCGCCGCAGCAGCAGTAGTAGACGCAGACTTTTACATCGAAGTCCCAGTTCTTTCAGATGGAACACTGACACCGGATAGTACACTTCTTCCTACAGTAAATGAAGGATCGATCATTCAGTCATCGACAGGTATCAGCTTTAATCTTCTTGAAAATATAGATTTTTGGAAGTCTGATCCAATATCAGGTCAAATAAGCATTGCTGACGATGTTGAAGTTACAAATGGAAGAAGACTTTCTGGTAACATCGTATCAAAGATTCTCAAAAAGAAGGGAACTTGCGGCAGTGGCAATCAAACAACTGAGACTTTCTCAGTTGGTGATTTTGTACAATTCAGAAGACTAACACTTTCACAAAGCGATGTTACACAAATCATTAGTGTGTCTGATTCTCTTGGTAACGTCTATTATGAAGTTGGAAATTTGACACATGACGTAGTATACAAGAACGTTCTTAACACTGTAGAAAAGGATGTTCTCGTCAAAGACATATTAAAAGTGATTCCTGCACCGTATAGATTCGTAAAGGAAACTTCACTTAGCAATAGAACATCGACGTTGTTATTTGGAGGCGGAAATGCCGATGTCATCGAAGATGATATAATACCAGATCCGTCGGAATTTTCTATTCCTTTGCCATACTCTCAGACATTTTCCAAAATTCCAATCAATCCACAGAAAATGCTTCAAGGAACAACGCTGGGTGTCGCCGGCGCAAATACTACATTGACAGTCACTTATCGATATGGCGGCGGTCTAAATCATAACGCAAAACCAGGAACAATCCGTAGCGTCTCGACGCTTTCTATGACATTTCCGCAAAATCCTTCTGCAGGTCAGCAATCACAGATTAGAAATACACTTGCAGTAACTAATCCATTTGATGCTAGCGGCGGCGAAGATCCACTAACAACAGATGAGTTGATGGCTTTAGTTCCAACGATAAAGAATTCACAAGAACGCATCGTAACAAAAGAAGATCTTCTTGCAAGGGTATACACGATGCCAAGTAACTTTGGTAGAGTGTTTCGTGTAGCAACCACAAAAAATCCAAATAATCCGCTTGCATCTAGACTTTTTATAGTCTCGCGCAATATAGACGGACAACTGATTACATCTTCAGACAAGTTAAAGCTTAATCTTAAGCGTTATCTTAACAGCTATCGAATGATTTCAGACGCTATTGACATACAAGACGCAGGAATCATCAATTTAGAACTATTTTTTCAAGTAGTTGTAGATCCTTCTATGAACAAGAGTGTGCTCATTCAAAGTGTTATTCGTGATCTAAAAGCACAGTTTGAAATTACAAAACTTCATATCGGTCAACCAATAATTATGTCTGACATAATATCAACGATATTCGCACATCAAGGTATAATTTCTGTCGATACAGTCAAATTCAACAATCTTAATGGCACAAACAACAACTTGCAATACTCACCAATTGCATATAATCCTCAGTTCAATACAAAGAATAACATCATGTATCCCTTGGAGGGTTCGATCTTCGAGATAAGATACCCAGACGTAAATATAGTTGGGAAAGCGATGTCAAATGTTTAAAACATTCTTTGCTGACAAGGACACCTACATAACGAATAAAGTCATCAAGTCTGTAAGAAAGACGTCTAGCAATGTAGGTAATGCTGGTACTCTTGATCTATTCAAGTTGTATGGTGCTTCAATGAGTGGAACACTTCCCAATACTGAATTGACTCGTTTGCTCATTCATTTTGATATAGACAAGCTAAAAACGCTTCATGAATCAGGTCGAATCGATATTGGAGATTCTAGCTTTTGGTGTGAAATGCATCTTCATGATGTTTATGGTGGTCAACCAACACCAAATAATTTCACAGTTGATGTATTTCCATTGTCCTCGTCATTCGATGAAGGCCTTGGAAGAGATATAGCTCATTACTCTGATTACGATTCATGTAATTGGCTTTCTTCATCATTTACAACGTTATGGGTTTCTGGTGGCTGCTCTCTTGCATGCTCTGCAAACGCCGGCGGCGGTGATTATATCACGAGTTCTTTTAGTCTTGCTAGCACAAAAGCTTCTCAATACTTCAAAACAGGAACAGAAGATCTCGTTGTCGATATCACATCGTTGATGTCAGCAACGTTGGCAGGAGAGATACCCGACGTTGGATTCAGAATATCTTTCGAAAATTCGCTTGAGGTTAACTCAAAGACTTATTTCGTAAAACGATTCGCATCACGTACAGCATTTGACGAGACAAAGCGTCCACATCTATTGATGGGATTTGACGATTCTATCTACGATGATACTCAAGATCTTTCGCTTGACACGTCATGTCGTCTGACATTCTATAACTACAATTTTGGAAGTCTTTCAAATCTCACGTCAGGAAGTAGTTTAAGCCAAATCACGGGAAGCAATTGTCTATTGCTTAAAATGAGCACGCCTATATCTGGAGGCTACTATAATCAGTATATAACTGGATCTCAATATTCACATGGCTCGTCATATGTTACAGGAACATACTTTGCTGACGTAACAATCCCGTCATCAGGAACTGGATTAGCTGCAGTAATTGCATTATCTGGTTCTCTGGAATTTGTGCCCGTATGGCAATCAATTGATAACAGTCTTGCGTATATAACTGGCAGCACTCTCACTATATCCCCTCCAGTAAGGAGCATGTCGCGAAGAAACAAGTCACTTATTGTATCTGTAAGAGATCTAAAAGACAGATACACAAATTCAGAAGAAGCAATTATTAGAGTGCATATCTTTGATCAAACAAGCCCCTTGATCAAAGCAACAAAGTTACCTGTTGAATTGCCTGGTGTTATCATAAAAGATGTGTACTATCAAATTCGAGATTCTGTGACAGACGAAGCCGTTGTACCATTCGATCTTGATAAAAAGTCAACAAAAGTATCTAATGATGCTGATGGCATGTTCTTCGTACTCGATACATCAAGTCTTTCTTCTGGCAGAACATATGTGATTGATGTCATTATTCCTATAGATGGAAACAACTCAGAATTCAGATCTGTTTCTTCTATATTTCGAGTTGAAAATTACCCGACACCACTGAGGACATAAAATGTCCACAAGATCGAATACACCGTTTGTTCCATCATTTATGAAGGCTGTTGCAGGCAATACTAAGCCTGTTATCCAAACATATGCTGATGCTGATTTGAGTAACTCTAATCATGCAGGCAACACATCATTCAAATATGATCCGCTTGATTCACCTCTCAAAAGTTCTCAACAGCTCAACGTAGATTGGTCAAAGTTTGAAAATCATACTTTTTTCTCTTCTGCAGAAGTAAAAGTAAATGAGGCATTCAACAAGATAATCAACGGTTTTCCATTTGACGGAACTAGGAAAGAGGTCGAAGAGTATCTTGATTCAATGACAGGATTTGAAAAATATGTCTTTGACAGCTTTCCAACGTGGTCAGGTGCACTGCATTTTTCAGGTACGTCAGTAACTGAAAATCCCGCAGGAGGATTCCAAGAAAAACTTGGAACATGGATAGCCGTTAAGGATAAATCAGGTAATCTATATCCTGAAATGTCAAAAAACAATGAGGGCGTAACAATCATCAATCCTGCAGATGAAGAGACGTCAATGTCTATCGAAGCAATCATTCGAATACCAGAACTTGCAAATGACACACAAGTTATTTTTCAAAAAAGCTCAACTGACACTGATGGTTTTATGTTTCATCTTAGTCCATCAGTGTCATCCACTTCTGCTACTGCTGTTTTTAGTGTAACGTCAGGGTCGATATCAAATTCAGTTTCTTATGAGCTTTTAAAGGGTTCACCAAATCACGTCTGTGTAATTCTTAATAAAGAAGGAAGAGAAAATTCACTTCAATTTTATCTCAATGAATCGCTTCAGTCAGAAACAACTAAGAATAAAAAATTTGGAAAACTTTCAATTGATGAATCAGATTTTCTGATAGGGTCTGGCAGTACTTTTTATTCTGGCGGGATCCTTGTAACACCTACACAAACTTTCAGCGGTTCGCTTGATGAATTGCGTATTTTTCATTCTGTTAGAGATACGCAGTCTCAAATCTTACAGTCATCTCGCGGTTTATATTCTACGCCTGATCTGAAACTTTACTATCGATTCAATGAACCTTCTGGGACATTATCTAATCTTAATTCTACGACAGATGCTGTTGTATTGGATAGCTCAGGCAATTCATTGCATTCAACAATTCAAAACTATGATGCATCACTGAGGCTTGATGCTACAGCAGATAGTGACAACATACTTGTTAATGAACGAAAAGAATTCAAAACAGTATTATTTCCAACATATGAGCCGATATTGGAGCTCAATTTATCACTTTTGACTGAAGCTACAAAATATGACAGGGAAAATCCAAACAATATCATTAAGCTAATACCAAAACATTACCTTCTTGAAGGTGCATCACAAGACGGCTTCTATGATGTTGAAGGTGATGCAGGAAATCCTTATGCAGGCGATGGTGTACCCGGTCAGGGTAAAAAGGGCTCTGTTCAACTTATCCTGTCTTTTTTGTATATCTGGTCAAAGTTTTTTGATGAGATCAAGCTGTATGCAGATGCATTTAGTACACTTAGGACCGTCGGTTATGATGAGACTGATACGATCCCAGACAACTTTCTTGAAGATCTTGTCAGACAATATGGTTTTTATCTTCCAAAGTTCTTTACTAATTCAACAGTTGAACAATATGCTGATGGTCAATATATCCCAGGTTTAACTGACTTGGACACGCCGCTTAAGAAGATTCAGTCTATCATTCTCCGTCGTGTTCTCACCAACATGCCAGACATAATCAGGTCAAAGGGAACACAACATAGTATCAAGTCATTTCTTAGATCAGTAGGAATAGATCCTGAAAATAGCATAAAAATTAGAGAATACGGCGGAGCAACAACCAAACAATTGTCTGCATCTCGTGAAAAGAAGTTTGAACCACTCGGCATGGTTAACTTTATCACTTCGTCTTTTGTGATAACTCAGCCGCTCTCAGGATCACGAATAGAACCTGGTTTTCCAAAGCCCGCAGGAAGCTTCATCACAAGCAAAATTACAAAAAGAAATACTGGGACAACTAACAGGTCTGACGGATTATTTACATCGGGTTCTTGGAACGTCGAAGGATTCTTCAAATTTACACCACAAAAAATATCAGAGATAGTAGGTAGTGAAGGTAATCAGTCATTATTTCGAATGATTGTCACCGGCAGTACTTTGCCAAGTCAACAACCAGCATTACTTGCAAATGTTGTCGCAACGCAAGGCAGTGGAAATCAACAAGATCCTGCAACTGTTGAATTATTCTGTAGACCAACTCAAAGTTCATCTGCAAAATTGTTGCATATGTCACTATCATTATCCGGATCAGGTATATTTGACGGCGATCGTTGGAACGTTTCATTCGGTTGCATTAGAAATGATGAATTCGATTCAAGAGTAACATCTTCGTATTATTTGCGAGTTGGTAGAGCTGATGAAGGTGAAATATTAGATTCATATGTAACATCATCATATTTTGATGAATCAATCACCGGACAGAACAATCTCTTTAGAACTGCATTATCAGGAACGAATGCATCTGGAAGTTATATCTGTATTGGTAATAATCAAGTTATTCCTGCAGGTATTGGTTACTCGCATCTTAACGATACTTTGTATTCAGATGATATTGCACGTACAGTTGACTTTGAAGGATGGGCAGCCGGCATACGTTTTTGGTCAAAGTCAATGACAGTTGATGAATGGAAAGAACATGTAAGAAATCCTAAGTCTACAGGCGTAGATGATCCGATGACGAACTTTAACTTCGTTACAGATATGTCTGGTTCATTTCAAAAACTTCGTCTAGATACATTTCATAAGCAACCAATACGTGATGCTGATGATAATGGCAACATCGTATTCGCAGATTTTAGTCAAAACAATAACGAACCTGATGGAACAGGTTTCGAACCGAATTCTCATGTTGTTATTGGTGATATTTTCCGCTTTAGTTACCTGTCACCTGCATTCGATGAATCAGCAACTGATGATAAGATTCGAATCAAGAGTTTTACAAGCCCAGATCTACTAAATGAAAATCCATTTGCTGTTCCTTCACCGTCATATTTGAGTAATGATTACTTACTATCAGAAGAACCGCAGGATGATCTTCGACTATCACTAGAATTTTCAATGATTGATTCACTAGATCGTGACATTGTTTCAATGTTTTCATCATTTGACATCTTAAATGACGTTCTTGGTAGTCCTGAATTAATGTTCTCTGCTGATTACCCTGGTCTTGATGTACTTCGAGATGTTTACTTCAATCGATTGTCAGACAAGATAGACTTTAGAAAATTCTTGGAATTCTACAGGTGGTTCGATATATCAATATCAGGATTCATTGAACAACTTATACCTAGTAAGACACGGTACAAAGGAACAAATTTTGTGATTGAGTCTCACATGCTCGAGCGTCATAAGAACACATATCGTCATAGTGATAACTACATTGGTCAGAAGCAGATTATTGATGATAGCTTATTGGTTCAACAAATAGTCGGAGTATTTAGAAAATATTAAGCTATGAATAAGTTTTCATACAAACAAAAACTTGGTGCAGAATAATGAGTGTAAACTTTAACAATTCTACAGCAACACCTGCCGGCAGCATTTCATCTGCATTGGCTCGTGCAAATTCAAGCGTAGACAGCATACACATTGATTGTGATGTAAATTATTTCAATACAAAAGAACAAATTCGACTTAGAGACATTACATGGTTTGAAGATTTTGGCGCGCCGGCTGTGATAGCGGGATCTTCAGAGGCAGGCGGATTTTTCTCACATCGAAAGATCTATAGAAATATTCCTTCTAGTGGAACGTCTCATCATCTTGTAAGCATGACAGTCATCGATGGAAAAGGGGAATCTAGAAAAATTCTTTCAACAAATATCGATTACTATGCATCATCAAGTCTCGATTCATATCGAAATGGTGTTGATATTACTTCTGAGAAACACTGGACAGCCGGCATTGTAAAAATTTCTGCCGGCACAGCAGGACATTTGCTAGATAGAACACTATTCGGTGTTCCGCATGTCAGTATAATAGCTGCAGATAGATTTGAAGAGATTGATGTATTTGATCCTGTCAGGTATGTTGAATCAGGTGGTGATCCAAGTATTTTCACATATCCGATTGTCACATCTGATACAAATCAACGAGAAAATTATGTTATAGATGGAATAATAGAAGCGTTTCCAATTCGTTCAGTGGTATCAAATTTTTCAATTAATCATCCATTTGAACCACATTCTGTAATGGGTCAATTTGGAAATGGAAACATATTTAGTCGATTTGATTCAGATCAAGTCTTGTCAGTTGATTACATAGACAAACCATTTGTGAATAAGCAATTTTTTCTCGATGCAGTCGAAGTAGTTGGAATTGAAGGAACAGATTTTCATGTAGGTCCTGCAATAGGTTATGTCTCATATGATAGAAACGTATTAGAACCATTTGAAGATGTAATTCATCTAATACAAGAATTTCCTGTTGGAAGTAGAGCCAATGGAGAAAATCTATTTAATTCACTCAATGCTATGAGAAATTCATCAACAACGTATATTACACCAAAAGAGCATACAGGTACGTGCGGATTTGTGTATGATAATGCATATTCTGGTACAGAATCTGTGACATACGGAGGTATGCTTTTTTAATGTCTGCATCACCAAAAACTAAGAGACTAGCACCTGACAGAAACTTTGACGACTATGTTGTAACACTGACGTCGTTATCTGATGATGGCTTATTTCCTGTTCAAAGCGCAAATATGACGTATTTGCCTGGTGTTATTGGAACTGAGTTTAGTGCAATTTCAAATGCATTTATTGATATTGGATTTAAAATTGTTTTTGATGGCAAAACATATACTAGACTGTGTGTTTCATCATGCGGCTTTTGTGTACTTGTCGATCCTAATATTTCTTATACATCAACTGTTACGCTTATGGGTAATATCCTCAATGACGCCGGCGGCTTCTATAGGAATACTTCAATCAAAACAACTGTTACGGGCAACAACATTGTTATTGCACCTTGGTGGGATTTTTTAAAGAACGTCATTAGATACGCAAAAACTGATGGTGGTAGTACAGCCAGCGATTTGTATCTTACAACTTTACAAAGTCCTCCATTGCCTTATGTCACACATAATGATGTCGTGTCTGGTAAATTTTTAATGCCGAATGGCATCGATTCTACTTTGGGCGGTGTCAAATATTTTCGTGCAAATTCAACACAATACGGCCCAGCATTAGTTATACGTTGGAAATCTTTTTCTGTAAATGAAGCGCCAAACGCCATTTCAAATATAATCACATTTGATCTAGTAATTTACAACTCAGGTATGTTGGAGTTTAGATATGCCCCGAGATCATTTCAAAAAGTTAACATTCTAGAAGCCGCAACAATTGGAATATTCAAAAATAATACGACATACAGGGATTTTGGTCAGATCTTAAAAACTGATGATGCAAATTCAAGACCTCGGCATGTTAATGGCGGCGCAGCATGGAATAGTTCTTTTTCAGATTATGACGCTGCGGAAGCACTTTATGCAAATTATACAGTGTCACTTAACACATTCGAACATTGGCCTTCAGCAGGTACTGATAAGTGCGCAATCTTTCGATTCTCACCCCCTTCAAATAGAAGAACACAAAATAGAACAGTACTCCCAATGAGAGCTGCAACTCCTTTCATTCGAGGCAGTGAAGATTCATCAGTGTTTAATGATCAAAAAACAATACCTTTTTCCGACACAAACACAAATCAATTGATAGAATATCCATCAATGATCCCAGCATCTATGAATACTACAGCATTTGGTAATCCATATACTGTTGCAGATTTATTTCGTTCAGGAAGTATACAGATTTCTCGTGTGACAGTTCCTGCATGTCTATCAGATTCTATTCTTTCTGATTCAATCATTGACGGAAAAAGGAGATCTGGGCAATGAAACCTTTTAGTGAACACGCAAGATTTGAACAAAATAATGGATCTGATCAATTCTATGCAACCGGTTCTAGTCCCTCAATAGGAGATGGGAGCTTTGATTCTGCGCTGTCAAATAAAGCACAAATTAGAGTTTCTTTTGCAGTAAAGACAAACATTGAAATGTTGCCAAATACATCAAGTATTTACTACTTCAATCCAAACAAGAATCAATGGAGTTTACCAGCAAATTCTATTTCAGATCATGTGGGTCTATTTGATAAACATTCAGTCCCAACGGCCGCCGATGCCTCAGTAAATGCAAACCAAGGCTCTTTTATAACAGAAGATCAAAAAGGTTTCACATCAACTGGTAATCCAATAATTTCTGGTAGTCTAGATCTACGTAGACATGTTGAGACTGGTACAGATGAAGGAAATTATTCTGATCCGCTTGTAGGTCATCTTGAATTCGGTGGCAGCTATCTGAAAAACGAAAATCTCGATCCACTGCCTCAATTAATAATTGGCGGCTTAACAAAAGAATACCCAAAAAGTATACAAAGAAATGCTGACTATGACTCAAATGGCATGTCATTTGAACTCAATATTGATGCTCCATTTTTAATTGAAAAGGTTGTTATAGAAGTTCCTATGACATTTGGTCCGTCATGGTTTAGAGACAAAACAGTATCAACTGTAATATTTGACACTGGCTTAATTTATGATTATGCTGTTACAGATCCTATTGGCATAAACACTGCAGGTTACTCAAATTATTATTTTGATTCTGCAGGACCCGCACTCACTTTTTCATTGTTTAGTGAGAAAAATTATGGTCTTACAAAGATTAGAGATCTAATAACAAATTCTACAGTCACTAATTCGAACGATGCAACATCAAATATTCGTGTAAAGACTATTCCAAATACAAGCCCTCCTGCCACAACAGAGTTTGCGCTTAGTCCAACACTTATCTTGTGCGAGAGTTATTTTTCACCAGACACAGTTGTTTCGCCTACTAATACAATTGGATCAAATGAATTTTTCACAGGTAGCATCGTAATCAAGTCTACTCCTTCAATTTCAAATGGTATTTCAAAAATATATTTACTTAATTCAACAATCACAGACATAACGTCAGCAGTCCCCGATTTCAGCCCAGCTTTTATGACTGCCGCCGAGTCCACAATTTTTTACAGAGATTTTTTTGCAACTGAATATCTTACAAAATTGTCAATTATACAAAGCGATAAAAATAAGCTTCGCAATGGAGAGTCACTATTCTTAGACACGATCAATGCATTTGGCAGAGGCATGACTGGCTTCAATCCAAGCGGTGGTTCAATATTCGGCGGCGAATATGTTACAAATCAGGTTGTTTCTAGAAAAGACAAATCAATTAAGAATCCATTTTTTCTAGAAAATGCCGCAGACATAGAAGATGTAATCAATAAACTAATTGTTGTTGTAGGTGATCGTATTGCATATGCTATTTCTCAAGGTTGGATAACGTATTACTTGGCAAATTTTTTGATAGTTGCGCCACTTGACTTTACTTCAAAGAAAAATTCACCGTATCTCATTAACCCAGGCGAGAAGTTAATACTTGCTGCATCAAAAACGAGACCTTCATTTGAAACAGTTAAGCTCAAAGTTATTGACGCAGCCCCAGGTAGCCCAAGCGATCCTTCAACTGGTACGTGCTTGCTGCTTTCAAGCTCTACGTTATATGACGTAGATTATGGAGGTCCGGCTCGAGGTCACGATGTATGCTTCAACACAGGCTCAATAAACATAACTTTTTACGGGTCATATGTCAAAGAAGGTAGTGAGTTCATACCATGAGTCATTTCGCTGATAACATCTTTACAGATGACATACACGATGCAATAGGTAATCAACCTGTGCTCGATCAATTTGATATTTCTTACGAAGCATCATTTTATGGATCAATGCAGGACGATTACATCACAGGCTCCATACTTGCGATATCAAATAATAGTTTCATTACAGGTTCGCGAACAAGAAAATTTAGCAAACAATTTGCAGAGCTTGAAGTTCCACTGTCGTCAGAATATGATTCGATTACATCAGCAGAAGTTGTAAGAAATCCTTTGCTCTCATACAGGCAGGTCCCGTGGCAAGAAAGAGTATCACACACTGCTTATAGAATTGTGCAATGTCATGACGGTAATGAAAGATATTACGATTCATGTATACCAGATCTTTCATTTTGTTTAAAGCAAAATGGTTCTGTTCCGTTTAGCATCTCTGGCAGTCGATTTGAAGTTAACTCTGCATTTTTTCTTAGTCCATACAATAACGTTGTTACTGCATCTGTTGGTTACATGATTTTCAATGGATCAAAAGTAGACAGAACAAACATTGGTCTTACTGATGATCCGCTCGTTAATAATAAGTGGACGTGGTCATTTCCATATGAGACACAATACGATCCTAACAATAGACTTACAAAGACAAATGACGTTTTTGGAATTAACTTTTGTCGAAACGAAACGACAATAAATTCACACTTTACAGACATAAATTTTTTGACAAAAAATCGTCAGAAATTAATAAAATCGATCATTCCAATTTTACCAGGACACTTGAATAAAAGTGACATCGCAGTACACGGAAGAAATTCATTAAGGGTTCCTGCAACTGTTTTTGATGGAACTGAAGATATCTATTTTCCCGCACTGCTCACTGGTACAATAAGCAATTCATTATTAGACAATAGTCTTGGTATGTCTTATCTCATACCGTCAGAAGTCTTCTTGAATAAACAAAATGATCATGGCTATCTTAATAGCTACACTGCAATATCTGCACCATTTTCAAATAGTCCTGCTAGTGTATATCAAACGGGCTCGATGGTTTACACAGATCTTGTCAAGTTCTTTTTCGGATATGGTGATTTGAATAACATCACATATGAATCACAGTTTGACGTCAATGATCCGGCGACGTCGTATTTTGAGGGATTTGAAGTGCCTACAAGCGTCGTAGGAACAAATTCAGGCAAATTAGCAAGTGCATTTTCTTCATTAGCAACAGACGATCTGATCATTGACTGGTCATTCTCGCCAAATGGAGCGACACCAGGTTCTGGGACACCAATGCCTTGGACTGCTATTTACAGAGGCTCAACATTTGAAGCACCAACTGTTGGTATTACTTTTGCAGCAATTTCATCATCGTTCACATCATCGATTCTTACACAGGGTATATACTGGCAATCTTCATCTATAATTAG